AATGAATTTTTGTATGCGGGCTTTATCGTCCAAATCTTTCTCTCAGCCAATCAAAATCGTTGATCATTTTCAATGCTTCGTTGTTGTCTTTATTTTCCAATCCGTATTGTTTACCTTGTACAGCACCTTCAATGGCTTCTCTGCCAAAGGGCCTATCAATACCTCTAGTACACCAAACATTTAATCTATAGGTTGTATCTGCATCGTCCTGTCGATCAATAGTTTTACTGGATAACTTTACACATTCTCTAAATGCACTTTTCCATGTATTAAAAGCATCTACATTGAAAGCGGTAATATTACTGATCTCTGGCATTGCTTTGAACAGCGATGAGATGCTGGTTGTCATATCTGGCTTAGAAATATCCATATTTTGTGTTAGGCTTTTGGGCAATAATTTTACACCGCCATACCCATATTCTAGATCATTAATAGGATTCATACTGCGCCATACGTGTACGTTTTCTAAATCATATTCGCTGACTACATGATCGAAATTAAAGGTATCTAGTATCTGTGCGTCAGCATCCACTACCCAGAACATTTTTGTAAATGCTTTTTTTGCAGCCGCAATATGTGCTTGATGTATGCCTTTGATTCCTTGAACTCGTTGAGCATAAGGGAATCTCGCTTTTAGGCGAGCAAAGTTTTCATCTGCTTGCGGTTCGTTATAACTAATAAAGATTATATCGTATCTCATTGTTTGTAATAGGTCAACCCTAGGTTAATAGTTTCGTCATATAAGTCTAATATGTATTTGCTATGCTGTGGAGTAAAATCGGGCCAGTCTAGTCCTAGATTTATTTTTATTTTTTCTCCTAACTGACTAGCATCATTCTCTATGTTATCATGATTAATGTTCTGTTCATACATATTTCTTAAGATTTCAAAATCACGCACATCAATATAATTCCAATCAGTACAGTTAGTCATCCAGGTTCCCATCCGGGCGCCAAGAATAGCGTATAGTCCGTTTTCTTCGTGTGTGCCTACAGTGGACCACATACGCAATCTATGGATATTGTGCCACCAGATACGTTCTTTAATTTCCTGTGGTGGGATCCGAACTCCGTCAAGCAGAGTCATTTTAACCCCTTCTCGGAATCCTGCTCTCCATGCTTGGAACGGCGATCCGTTTATAATGCTGTCGCTGTAAACTCGGGGAAAATTTCTATAGCCCTCTTCCCAACAAAAATCAACCTGACCTCGATCACTTTCACTGGCTTCGTGTGTGCGCATATTGAGAACAAAATCTTTTTTCCAGATTTTAAGTCCACCATTGCCGTAACGCAAGCCGTTGATACTGTTACGCCCACACCAGCCATATACCTGTATCTTAGGATCACTCATGTCTAAGTCTAAATCAAAAAATTCAGTATATACGATATTGTCAGCATCTACTGTGATGAACCATTCGGTGTCTGATAAATTCGCTGCGGCTTTATGAGCTGCGTCTGAACCTTTGATTCCATGCACACGTTTCGCCCACGGTGCTTTGGTTAATAGATCAGCATAATGCATATCAGCGTTGGGTTCATCGTAACTGAGAAACACTATATCAAATTCTACTATTTTCATTTTATATCAATCAAATAATTTTTAAAAATACGTCTTGTGTACACACTAAATTTAGGAGGTAACGACAAGTTAGTAAATTTTTTAGACTTCTCTAGCAGATCGGAAATTTTTAAAGATATTGTATCATATATACAATTAGGATCATTATAATCTGTAAGTAAAAATCTCATTTCAGTGTCACCAGACCATGTAATTTTCTTCTTCTTCACTGGTTGGAATTTTTCATGTTGAATATACGTTCCTGTATACTCTTCACTTAATTCAATAGTTAAGGATTTGTCTTCAATATTATATTTTATATAAAGATCAATTTTTTCATCGTCGGCATATTGTTTTTCAATAACTCGATGTAGTACATCATCTATTTTTACGGCAGTTTTAACTTCAGCTATTTGAAAAGTATTATCTATAACATCCACAAAACAGGAACTTATTTTTATCTTTCCCTCAATAATCATTTCAGCTGTTTCTCGATCAACATCTATGGTGTATTTTTCATTTTCTAAAACAGATTTTGGTCCTATACAATGTAGCGATCCGGATTCAGGATCATACACTGCTGTATATTCTGGTTCAGCCCATACGATATTTTTAAATAGGTCTTCTATTTCTTCCATACTAATTCCTCTAAAATGTTGATCATTTCCTTGTTGATTTTATCTTTTTCAACATAATGAACAATGTCATATTGCTGATAATTTCCCAATTTCAATTGACCTTTTCTATTAAGATAAAACCCTATATGATCACTCCATGCAGTTGCCGGCCACGGCCAATTCTGTAGAGATGGTTTCATATGTACTACTCTTGGAAATTCTAACTCATAACTTATTTCATCTTGTATATCTAGCAATCTTGCACTCAGCGCAAACGCTTCGTCAGTTCCAACTATCTTAGGTCTATATTCAGATAGAAATACATTCGAAAACTCTGTAGGATGTTTAATTATATACCGGCCTAATGTAAAAAATTCTTTGGCCAGTTCAGAGTCTTTTTTAAAGAATGTATAGAATGAATATAAATTAGGTAAGTTATTTTTAGTAAATGCTCTACGATATTCATCCGAATTAACTATCTCACCTCTATAATTATAAGATTTATTAGTAACATACAATTCTGTGTTACCAACAAAGTAATCAATCCAATGGCTATAATCCCGAAGAAATAACATATCAGCATCGAGGCATACGGTGTTATCGAACGGAGTTAATGTATCCATCCAACTTCGACCATCCCAAAAAGATTCTTTATCCCACTCTATCACATGATCAAATACCCAAGACGAATTTAATTCTTTCACAGATTCAATATTATCAATAACTAATGCTACTTGGTCGTATCCTGGCTTTTGTGTATGTTTTATACTTAATGCAAGTCCGTAGGCTAATTCGAGATAGTCGGCGTTATCAGATGTCGAAACTATAATAAGATATCCAAAGCTCATTTTATCTCCAACAGTTTATCTGCTTGTCTTATTAGACTCTGTTTATTCATAATATGAATATCTAGATTAGTTGCTGCTGCTGCAATATAGTTTGAATCTAAATTTGGAGAAATTAACATTGTCAACTTTCCCGATGCAGAAACATCTAAAAGAACATCTTTGTCTAAAATTGATAGTATCGGAGGAAGTGCGAGAGTAGTATCAGTTTCATACCCATCTAGAATATGCTTGGCAATACTAAACGCAATATCATTTCTATATTGCCTATTATCAAATCTAAATAAATCTGAATAATATTCATAGTTTTCTCTAATTTGATCTACTAACTCGAAAAACATTTTTGAATACTCACTTTTCGAGAATATTACTGTTGTAGCCCAATACAAATGAATTCCTGTATCAGAAATATATCTATCATGATACCCTAATCTTTTTTGATCATAGATATCATTTATAGCCGATGAAATTAATACATCCGAATCAACGTCCCAATAATTGCTTAGAGTATCAGAGAAAATTAAAAAATCACTGTCTATTAACAGAGTTCGATCATAAGGAGTTAATTCATATGCAGAACATCTGTTAGAATTTATAAACGGAACTAGTTTATTTTCAACTCCGTCATGCAGATTACGTTGATTATCAGTAACTGGTTTTTCTATTTCAATAATCTTATCAAACACTAATTTGGCTTTTTGATAGATTTTAGATTGTTTCATCCATTGAATTGTAAACTTATCTGTTATTAGTGACACAGGAACCTGTAGATATTTTCCAGCTAAATGACCGGACACTATCGACATTAACGCATAGTCAACGTCTCTGTTATTATGTGCAAAAATTAATATACCACGTGTCATAGATCTAATAGTTTTTCAACACTTCTACTTTTTTTCAAAAGTTCGTACTGCTCATAATATTCTAATGTAGTGGTAAAATATCTATCAAAAATCTCATCTTTGAAAACCTGCAGGTCTTCGATCATTATTGGATTGTTATTTACATCGAGAAGAGGCACACCCGACGTTCTGCCTTGATCGATCAATAATTGAACGAATGTAATCAGCGTCTGATCGATTTTAAATATACCGCCATTATATCCGTAGGTCAGTGTAGCTGCAATTTTTTCTTTAAGTGTGCGTTTTTGAATTGCAAAGGTTTGTCGATAATTAGCAAATTCTAGAGATTTTTTTAAACGTTCATCCATGTATTTTTCCTAACAATATAGTAGCAGTTTATTTATTTGTTGCTACACTAGGAAAAATATTTTTAAGGAGTTATTACGCCCACAACGATTGTTGGTGTTTCTACTGAGAAAGTGCCAGCTGACACAGGTGTAAGCGTTCCCGATGCTTCAAGAGTATTCACTGACAACGACATAGTTCCGTCAACAGAATCGTAGGCTGCTGCGCCGGGGTGCGAATCTAGCCATTCTACTAAGAATTCAATAGTGCTGGCTGTTCCCGAACTATTATCAGATACTGACGGAGTTCTAGCTGCTATTCTATAGATATTTGCAGAATATGGGCTAGTTGAACTGGCCGTATAAAAATATTGAAAAACGCTTGAAAGTCTGTAGAAATTTTGACCGTCATTGGGTTCTGTCACTGGACTTGGTTTTACCCCACCAAATGCCACTGTGCCGGCACTGTTTAACAGTGTGGTCCAGGATGAGTTTTGTTGCGATGCAGCACCACCTGTTCTGGAAGAAATAAATCGTATTTCACCACCACTGTTAAAAAATGCTCGAGCTTTGTTTGCTGTTGTAAAGGACACAGTCACAGTACTTTGAATTTTAGTGGACCACGATACTCCATAGATTCCGGGCCATGCCTGTTGTGCGTTCCAAAAGACACCAACTGATGGGCCAGTTCTTGTAACAGCTTGGCTAGAGTGAATTCC